TTTTCTGAAAAAAAGAAGGTTCTTTTTTGATTTTTTAGCTAAATCATATAAGTTATTGATAATGATATAGTTATTTAATAATTTTAATATTAACAATTTAAATCTTATTTAAAAGTTATAGTTGTATTGTTTTTATTTAATAATGGCAGCAATAATGTTTTATTAGCTAATTCTTCTATGTCAAATGGGATGATATTTAATATAGTAGCTATTTTTTCTAATGTAGGAAATATTGTCTTATTCCACATAGTTTTATAATCAATTTCAAACAAATCTCTAAATTCATCTGGAAACTTATTTTTATAGCCAATTACATTTACATTGTACTTTTTATTTTTAGATTTAACATAACAAAATCTAATTTTATCATTCAAATATATCTTTTCATACTTATTTGTTAAATTAAGTTTTTCTAATAATTGATTATAGAATATCGCTGCTTTAGATTGTATTGTTGCAGCTTTTTCCATTTCCAAAAATTCCTTAGCCACTCTTTCTGAATAATATCCTTTATGAAACGATATATCATCAAAATCAAATTGCTTAAACCCATTCCACAGCTTAACTATCTCATTATATAATATAACCGGATTATTATTCCAATTTTCTTTTATAATACCCAAATATATTCTTTCCAATATATTCTTTACTTTTTCTGAAAATTCCTTCCTTTTAATCTCAATCCCAGTATATTTCATTATATCAACCATATTTATTCCATCATATATTATATTAACTAAATAATGCTTCTTCGCCAAGAAAAATCCTACCTTAGATAAATATTCAAACTTAAACTTAATCTTATCTACATAATCAGAATTAAATTCTTGCTTAATAATACTTTTTTCTATAAAATCATTAATCCTATCAATAAACTTATAAATTATAATCTCCACAAAATCTTTAATATAATTTGCATTTTTATCATAAAATTCATTTTCAGTTATATTTTTACTTTTCAAATAATTTTCTAGAAAATAACTAGTATCAATAATAACTGAGTCAGTATCAGATAATAATACTGATTCTTTAATTTTACCATTAGTTTTTCTGGAAAAATATTCGTTAATCAATTTGATAATTGTAGTTATAATAAATCTGTCAGTAATTGTTATCGCCTCAGCTAAATCTTTATCTTTTATTGGACTATATTTACTACCAAACAGTCCATATATAGAATTCATTATATTTTTTAGATTTTCTTGGAATAATTTATAGAAAATTATTTTATCTGAGTTTTTATTGGATTTTTGTAATTCTACTAATTTCTTTTTAATTGAAACACGTGTACTATACATAAAATCAATTAATGATGGTATTACTCCTAATTTAATGTTATGTCTGACAAAATAAGTATCATTTTTAGCTTTAATTAAATCATTGATATTATATTTAGCTAAATTATCTTTTTCTACTTTAGTTTCTGGAGATAAGTTTAATGTTAACATTGTCATAGGATATAGACTATTGAAATCTATACAAACTTGTGTTTTATTTCTATATGTCGGTTTAGTATCCAATACAAATGCCCCAGTATAGCCAGTTATATCATCTTCTATATTATCTTTATCTAAATATGTTTTGAAGATTTTATTGTAGTGGAATAAGCTATAATTATATAATAAACTACTAACTAATTTAGTTGTAGAAAATATGCTTTCGTATTCTACTAAACACATATTACATATAATTCTAGATAATTTTAGTAGATTTAGCTTATCCTCTAATTTCTTTAATAGAATAACATCATTAACATTATACTCTAGAAAATCGTCATAGTATTTAGTCCATCTATCTTTAAAACTAACATTATGTAATACTGTATTTTCAGTTTTAGATAGTCCTAATTCTTGCTTACTTACTGCATCTAACGAATAGCTAGCACAAGTAAACATGAATTTATCTCGATATAGTTCCATATAGTCAATAATAGAATATGTAGGAATTCTGATATTGAAATATATTTTATTAGCTATATTTTTATGATTAATATAGAATGATAGACCATAAGATTTGCCTTCAATCATTCTATTGATATATGTTTCGTCATTGAATAGTCTGATACAGCGATAGTATAGATAAGGTAGATCGAATGATTTGATATTCCAGCCTGATATTATATCTGGATGTTCTTTTTTGATAAATTCTAGGAAAGCTTCTATTAATTCCTGTTCAGAATCGAATAAATATAACTCATTTATAAGTTTACTATGGTCTCTATTTATTCCAGATTTATTAGCAAAACTGATAATTTTGTTATTATAAATATCATATATTGATATTAATACTATAGGATTTTTAGCTACAAATATATCTGGTATTCCTTCATCTGTACCTATTTCTATATCTATAAAGTATATTTTTAGGTTATGTTTTGAAAATGAATATATTTTTTCAATTGAATGTAATGGATATATTTGATTTGCAAATTTATGATGTATATATTCTTGTGTAGGAGTAAATGAGCTGATAATATCTATTATACTACCATAATTTTCATGAAAATTATTACGTTCTATGTTGTTTGCAAATATTAATTTTAATATATTGTTACCATAAATATCAACAAAATCTTCTTTTCTCAAAATCGATTTAATTAAAGAAATATCTATCTTGTCCTTAAAACTAATATAAGAATATGGATTAAATTCTTCTAATGTGGCTATTCTATTACCGGCTTTATCCCAAGTATATAATTTGACTACAGATTTATTATTCAAATTATTAAAATAAATCAGATTTCTATACATAAAAATACTTTTTCTTTTTAATCATTATACCTTATTTAAATTTTTTTGTTGACAAGATTTAAATATAATTTAAATATATATCATACATTTTATTTGCTGATATAATAGGATCAGCATAAATTGATACATCTATACCTTCTTCAAGCCCACCTCTTATTTGCTTCATTTGTTTAGCATCAAATTTCGGATTAGCAAAAACAGAAACATCAATACCACCTTTTAAGCCATTATATATTTCGCACATTTGATATTTATCAAATTCTGGATTAGCATACCAACTAACATCTAATTCTTCTCTTAAACCTTGAGCAATTAATCTTGCTTTATTTGGAATTTGACTGTTTTTACTCAATAATAACCAAGATATATCTAAAAAATCTAGGTCATTTTTGAATAATTTTAAAATTTTATTTAGGTTTTTAATATATTTATATTTTTTTTAAAATTAAAAACATAAATAATAATATATAATGGCCATATATAGGACATAATGGACAATTTATGAATATATTAGATTTTTCTGGAAAATCAATTAAGATATTTATTGAAAATAAACATAAACAAGGTAAAGAATTAACTATTAAAGATTTTGTTAATTTTTCAAAATTAATCAATGAAGCAAAAATTAAAGATACTTCATTTAAGACTTATTATTTAATAACCGAATTACTAGAAAATGAGATAGAAAATAATAGTTTATTTGGAGGCAATGTATATTTAGCTAATAATATATTAACTGCAAATAGTCCAGATAATGTAGCTACTACAGCCACAACTATAACACAAGATAATCAAAATAATATAGAAAATGCTATATTATTTGATGCATTTATAAGTAATAATGTTTTAGTATTATATTTTAATTATAATAAACTGTTTATGTTTCTTAATAAATTGATTGGTGGGGTTGAAGGTATATATAGAGAAAAAGAGAATGAGGTGGTATTATTATTGTCAGATAATTATAGTTATGATTTTCTGGATAAAAAATTTCAAGAAGAATTAGAGAAAAAGATTATTGATAATTTGAAAACCAATTTGATATTATTGAAAAAATTAGATAATTCTTTAGATATCAAATCTAGATTATCTAAGATAACTAATTTTTTAAATATCGCATTTTATTCTGATGATGATAACAAACGTAAATTAAAAATTATATTTAATCATGCTATAGTATTCTTTAGGAGCTGAAAATATGAATGATAGAATTAATTTATTTGAAAAAGAAATATCAGAATTAGATAGATTATCTAACAAAATTGAAATGATACCATCTAACAATATTAAAAATATATTACATTTTATTATTGCAGAAACCTATAAGAATATATCAAGATACGTTGACGGTGATATTATAACAGAAGGTAAATCATTTGGTAATATCAAATATGTAGAAATAATCAGATTTTTAAAATATATTATCAATCACGTATCCAATTCTACAACTAAAACCGTACTAAATGAACTTATTAAAGTATTATCTAAACTTGAATTTACTTCAGTATCATTAGTGCCAATAACCACTCCGAGATATAAAGCTTCAAAAGATGTTATTAGATATGCTGGAAAAAGCCCAAGATAGTGATTTTTATAATTTTTAATAAACACTGTGTTTATTATAATATCAATATTGATTTATAATTAACTCCGTGTTTATTATAATCAATAATGATATAATATTCATGTTGTTTAAATTATTTAAATTATTTGTTTTTAAAATTAATATTTAAAATTAATAATAAATATCATTAAATTTTTATATGATATAATTTTCATAATATGAAAACTAATGAACTTATAAATATAATAATTAATAATACCGGGTTAAAAAATAATAAAAATATAGAAAAACTAAAGAGTATATTAAATAAATTTATTAAATATAATCTAGATTTATCTTGGGGGTTAATTGTTTTGAGGATATATTCAATAAACAGTGTAGCTTGTTATCGATTGTTAGAAATGGTTTTTAACGGCTTGGTACAAAAAATAGATGTATCTTGGTTCTTGCATTCTAATTTTGATTTTGAACAAAGAGCTGCAATATATTTTGGTTTATTAGCCAATGTTGATGTTAGTATATATGCTAATCTACTATTTGATGCTGGACAAATGAGGATTATCAGAGAAGGACTTAAACATAATATAGATGTTTCTATTTTTGCTGATCCAAAAATATCAGCTAATAAAATGTTAGAAGAATTTGCAAAAATAATAAATTTAAAAAATAAATATTAGAAATGGCTAAAATGTGTGAATATATTAAAAAACAAAAATCTACAGATTAATTAAGACATATTATGTCTACTATATTAAATTTTTCAATACAGACTAGAAATGATATTAAAAGATATATTCTTTTAAAGTTAGGTGCACCATTAATTACTGTAGAATTAACTGAAGAACAATTAGATATTATTATTGATGAAGCTACAGAAATGTTTAGTAAGTTTGCTATACAAGACCAAAAATATTTATTAGTACCACTATCTGGATATGTGCTCGGTGAAGGAATTAGATTACCAGATAATGTTTATTCGGTATTTTCATTGTCTCATGATACTGCAGAAGCTGAATTTGGTTCATTATATGCAATAGACGCTAGTATAATGTACTCAATTATTAATTATCAAACACCAATTAATGCTGGATTTTCATTTTTAACTTATGAAACTGCTAAACAATATATTGATATGTTGCGAATAATGGTAGGTAAAGGGTTTGATTTTACATATAATGAAAGAACTAAAATATTGACGCTATATCCAGAGCCAAGAGAAACTGATATAACTATGGGGAATAGATTATGTGTTATATTAGGTGTATATACAGTTAGACCAGAAGAACAGTTATATGGTGAAGAGTGGGTTAAGAGATATGCTTTGGCTGAAGCAAAAATATTATTAGGACATATTAGAAAGAAATTTAATGTACAATTGATTGGTGGCGGCACTGTAGATTCATCTATCTTAGAAGAAGGAATAGCAGAACGTGATAATCTGATTAAAGAGCTTAAGAATCGTGAAGGACCTATTTGTGGATTTGTTGTTGGATAATTAACATGAATTATCAATGAATTATCATTATGCTATAAAATTAAAATTAGATTTATTTAGCTGTTGCTCGGTTATAATATAAAAATCCATATTGTGTTTTTTACAATACTCTTTTGCAGCCTTCCATTTTTCCATATTTTTAATAAATATCTTCTGTTTTTCTAATAATGTCTCTTTATTCTTACCTCTAATTGGTGGTTTAACTTGATTAGATGATTTAATTTCAATTAAACATTTCTTTATTTGGTTATTTATTGGATTATAATATTCTACATAAAAATCAGTAAAATATCGTCTTATAATAGGAGAATTATCAGAAGTTTTATTAAGAAAATCTACATATTCTATTATATGGGTTTCATATCCCCATTTTTTTATATTCTCACACAAATCACAATATTGCATAAACTTCAATTCATATCCAGATTTAAAATTAATAGGAAATTTGCCTATATACTTATCTTTATTAACCGGATTAAATATCCCTTTATACGATTTCTGATTTAATATATTTCTAATATACGCAATTTGTTTAATAGATTTTAAATTATTCATAATAAATATATTTATTAAATGTATTAACAATTATTTATAAACAATAAACAATGAATATAGATCAAGATTATAATATTAGATATTTAAAAGCAGAGCATTTTCCAAGTAAATCTAAATCTGATTCTGGTAAAATAATGCCAGGATCACATACTCAATATTACCAATTAACAAATGAATTTAAAATAAATCCTGAATCAGCATTATTTATTTCATTAGATGATAAAAATATATATTTGTCAGAAGAATTACCAATAAATAATAATACTATATATATGAATGAATTTACTGGCAGTAATTTTGAAGATTTTTTAATATATAAAATTCCAGAATTATTGGCAATAGTAAATTTAAATGTAAATGATTTAATTAAAAAAAATTCAAATAATCCTAAAAAATTAAGATTACTTAACCTTTCAAAAAATTCATTTTTTGTTAAAGTATTTTTATCTAAACATTCTGATAAAGAATATTATCTTAAAATAAGTAGTATTCAAAAACCAATAATTATTGGTAGAAAAAGTAGACAAGATAGAACAGAAACTGGAAAACAATCAGAGCATATAGTTATATTAGCTTTAAAGAAAATAATAAAACCAGAATATTTATCTAATATAAATTTTATTGGTGCTGAAAAAGCTATTGGTAGTACTAAAGAAGATGTAATTATTGAAATAGATGGTAATAATATTATTTGTGAAGTAAAGTTAATTTATAAAGATTCTTCGTATTTCTTTTATAAAATTGTTAATAAATTTGACAAAAATAGAAGCCATGATTTAGATATGCAATTATTTAATAATATAGCTAAAAAATTATCTAATGGTAAAGCAGAAACTTTATCAGAATACATAATGTTATCGACAGAAAAATATAAAAAAGAGATAGAAGATATAGTAGATGAAATATTATTAAATTATAAAAATCCCAAATATACAGAAAAAGATATTAAATTACTTAGAAAAGAAATAGCAGATACTGTAAGTTATAAAAAAGAAACTGAAGATGATTTTATATTAGTTGGTTTTCCTGGAACTGTTATTGAAATATGGCGTAATTTAGGAGATAAATATAATTTTAAAAATGTATTATTATATAGAGAAGGGTTAACAAAAACAAATATCTCTAAAGATGATTTAAATATAGATGCTGGTGATTTTTTAAAATCTGGAAGATTACCAGATGAATTTAGAAAAATTGGAGAATTAGATAAAGATTTAATGATTCAGATTGTTTTTGAGGCTTTAAACTGTTTATTACAAAATAAAAATATAGATTTATATTGTTTAGTTGATAAAGAAGGAGCAAATTATTTAATATATATTATTGATTTATCAAAAAATAATATACTTAGACAAATAATAAATGATAATAAATATTTATTAAAACCGTCAGATTTAATTAGATGTATAGTTGATGTTTCATTAAAAACATTTGGTACAGCAACTAAAAGTATAGATAAACCTGCTATGAAAATAGGAATAGAATATAAATTAAATAAACAATTTATTAAATCTTTACCCCATATAATAATAAATTCAAATGAATTAAAAATAAATTAAAACAAATTAGAAAATAAATACATTAACAGAAATATAATAATTATCAGATATTAATTTTATTTGTAGCTAAACTATTAAAGTATTTAATAAATAGATTTACTAAATCATCTTTTGTCTTTATTTGAATAATTATTGGTTTAATATTCTTTGTTTCCAGATATTTAATTACTCTTTTAAGATTTGATTTATCTAATTTAATAATTCGTATTTTAGGTATCTCTATTATATAATAATCTGATTTAATAGCTACTAAATTATTGATTTTAAGATCAACAAATAATTGTGGAAACATTTTACTCAAAAGAATTATAATTTGATAATTATCTACAATAAACATTATTTTTTGTTTTAATATTAATAAAATAATGTTCATTATAATTCATATTCTATGTTGAAACAGGTGGTATTACACTAGACTCTGAATCAATCGGTTTATTATAGTTACTTTTTCTAGAATCCAAAGCAAAAGCATCAGTCATTATTTCGAACCGTAATTTAAGAAACCCAATAACAAACGAGCCTATTATCGGGTCATCTGATGGATTTTTATAATCAAAATTTATCGGCTCAATCTCCTTTATCCAGCTTTTATCAAATGTAAACTTACATATTGGCACTTTAAATTCAGATAATAAATATAATGTTATAGGCAACCTATAATCTTCTAAATCTTTTTTAATCAGATCTATTGGGATATTTGTATTATCATGTTGCATTTCTAGTGTTAATACTTGCAACCACATCATTAATGCTATATATTGAAAATAATTTGAACTTAACATATACTCAAATCTAACCGTTTGTGATTCTGGTGTAAATACTTTTGTCGGTAATTCTACAGTTTTACCGAAATATCTTAATTGATATGTAGATACATTTAAATCTGGTAATTGAATACTATTAATATTCAATACTACATTTTTATAAGTATGCCTAAATAGATTTTCTAGTGGGATATGCACCAACCATTTAGTATTACTTGCTAGATTATTCTCTAATGCTAAATCGGCGAATTGATATTTTCTAATATTGGTATTTTTGATTTCCATTTTAATTTTAATATAAAAATAGATATTTTAATATTTGTATTTATAAATAATAATAGAAAATAACTACAATTATTTATCTATTTAATTTAAAAATGCAAATTGAGCCAAAACCAATAAATATACTTAAATATCTCAATCAAAAGGATATATATCCTACTAGATTAGTCTTTAGAGATTATTTTAGAGATATAATAAAAATATATGGTATTAATGCCGTCTATGTTAAACAGGATATTCAATATCCTAATATATATGAGGAATTTGCTAATTATGCATTAGACGAAGAAGTGCCAAGATATGTAGTATCTGGAGAATTGCCAATATATTTAGATGTAACTACAGATTCTTTTATATTATCTAAATTCGGATTAGAAAGCCAGCAAAAGTATACTGTATATTTCGATATCCGAGATTTTGAATTCTTATTTGCTAATCTTTTGCAACAACGACAAATTAAGATTGATATAGATATTCCAGTAAATATTTCTGGTGATATTCCAACATTAGTCTCCGCAGAATATATATCAGAAGATAATATACTATCAGGTATAATTTCTGGAACAGTGTGTGGTGATTATATCAATCAAAACCTAGAGTTGATTAAAGATTTAGATAATAATATTAATATGTTCAAATTTACTAATTACGATAATAATGTATATGTTAATCCATTATTATATCTACCTAATAAATATGATTATGAAAATGTTACATTTTCTGCATTTAGAGCTAGAATTAAAGAAGTAATTGATGATTATAATTTATTGGTTAATTTACAAGGAATTATAGTTTATAAAGTATATTCTGATTATGCTGAAGGTAAATATAATGTAGCTAAACCTACTGTTGGTGATTATTTGATATTACCAATATTTGATAACAATAAATTCTTACCAACATCGGCTATTACACAAAATAACTATGAAGAATTTGAAATTATTAATATAATTCCACAAAATATAGCACCAAATGGACTTAATCCATTATTACAGAAATATGTCTATGCTTGTGAAGTTATGCGCAGATATCCTTCATTTGAAGACGGTATTGCTACAAATGAAAGAGATGCTATTACTTCTGCTACAATTATGACAGAGAATAGAATTCTAGAAAAATTTGCTGATGATTTGTTTAACTATAATATATCTGCAGTACAAAATGATGGTATATTAGCTGATAGAATATATGGTCGATATGGTGGAGTATCTGGTGAAGTGATTACAAGTTATAATAATGATAGAGTAGATTTATCTGTAGATAATTTAGAAAAGATAGATAGTTTATCTGGAATTATATATAGTTTTGGTAATAATTCACATTTGTTTACTGACAGCATTACATTATATTATGTTCCTTCTAATTCTATTTCTGGATATTCTATTTTCTCTACTGCTATTTCTGGATATCCAGAAATAATTGTAATTGATAACAATACTATATCTAAATCAAGATATAAATATCTAGAATCTGATGGTTATAATTTATTTTTTAGGGATTTAGATAAAAAGCTATATCAGATAACTAATTCAGTTAAATACAATGATTATTTGATAGAAAAACTGGAATTGCAAAAATTATATAGATTGCGTAATAAAATAGAAACTGATAATGAATATATAACAATAGATAATAATACATTGTTATATTCTGATGGTAATAGTTTATTATTTATTAATACCGATTTTTATTCTGAAGAATTATTTTAGTGTTTATTTTCTCATATTTTGGTATAATATTAGATGAGGATGATAAATGAATGATAAAGTTACAATTATAGATATTAATAGATACTATCAATATTTTAATAAGATAACAGGGGCTATAACATGAATAGTGAAATAGTTAAATATAATAATGGCAATATGGTAGTTAAATTATATGATGATGGTACAAAAATAAGAGAATATCCAGATAATGAAAAGCCAAAGCCAGAATTTCCTGAGTCAATTGATTTGAAAATTACATCTATATGTAAACATAATTGTCCATTTTGTTATGATAATTGTAATGATAAAGGAAGACATTGTAAAATATCTGATTTGGAAGTGATATTTGATAGAGATTATCCAGGTGTTGAAGTTGCTATTGGTGGTGGTAATCCATTATTACATCCAGAATTAACTAACATATTATATTTTTTAAAATCTAAAAAAATGATAGCTAATATAACAATTAATCAATCTGATATTAAATCTTATTTTAAATATATTAATAGACTAATATCTGATAATTTGTTATACGGCATTGGTATTAGTGTTAATAATTGTGATACACTAATAGAAGACAGCAAATTGATAAATGGACATAAAGTATATCATACAATTGTTGGTGTATTTCCTTTAGAATCTTATGAAAAAATGATGAAGTTAGATGATGATATTATTAGAATTTTAGTGTTAGGTTTCAAAAATAAAGGGCGTGGTGTAGAATACTATTCTAAAAATCGTAGAATAATCCGTGAGTGGGCATTGTTATTTGGAATGTTTTTTAATAGTATATTTAGTTCTAAATGTATAGTTGCATTTGATAATTTGGCTATAGAACAGTTAAGATTGAAGGAAATTCTTTCAAAACAATTATTAGATAAACATTATCTCGGTGATGATGGTCAATTTAGTATGTATATTGATGCAACTAATATGAGATATGCTAAAAATAGTTTAGCAGAAAACACGCATTCTATTGATAACCAAAATCTTATAAATATATTTAAATCATTAACTACATAACTATATCATTATCAATAACTTATATGATTTAGCTAAAAAATCAAAAAAATCTTCTTTTTTGCTAAATATGCTAATCCAAAAATACCAGATAAGATAATGCGTGGAATACTTAATTTGTTAAGTATTAATATTAATATATTAGATATTTTCAAAAAGAATGTAAATGATTTATTTGATTTAGATAATTCAAAGATATTATTAATTTTGAATAATATGGAACGAGTTTTAGATTTTGAAAAAGATATTCCTCTATCAACATTTAAAAATATGCTATCTGATATTGCTAATTTAGATTTTGAAGATGAAGAATCAAAAATTGAAGAAAAAATAGAAAATATTATTTCCAATTATTTGTTAAATCACAGTGATTCTATATATTCTGAATATAATGATTATCAATAATAAAACAAATAATATAATAAAAACAGAAAATTAAATATAAATAAATATAAATATAATCTAGATATAAGATAATCTTATTTAATTCTTGATTTGAAACAATAACATTAAGGATATATTTAAATGAAAAATGATTATCTTGCATTTAATGCTTATAATATTAAAAAATTAATTGAAACTAAATTAGCAGAATCTAAAGAATTTACAGACTTTATCTTTAAAAACTCTAGTTTAAATGTTCTAATAGATATATTTGCTTATTTCTATCAAACTATAATGTTTTATTTGAATCAAACATCATCTGAAGTCAATTTTGTAGATACTGAATTATATCAAAATATAAATAAATTAGTTAAAATACTAGATTATAATCCACGCGGTTATAAAACCTGCTATGTAAATGCACAAATTAAAGGATATAATTCTGATATATTAAAGATTTTACCAAAATATACTAGAGTAAGAGTATCAAATAAAACAGATAATAGAGGATATCCGATATATTACTCTACAGTAGATTATAAATATATTAATAATACAGTTAAAGATATTAAATTATATAATGGTATTTGGAAATTATTACCAACAACATTTATAGCCAGTGGAATAGATTTTGAAACATTTACATTGAATATATATTCTGATTCTGATGAACAGAAATATGTAGCATTTCCATTTATTGATGTATTTGTTAAACGTAGAATAAATAATAGTATTAGTTGGTTAAAGTTCACTCCGATAGAAACTGGATTATTTTTGAATGATATTAAAACATTATCTATGTTGAAACCTACAGATAATGTATTCAGATTAAGATTAAACGAAAATAAATCAATAACTATTACATTTGGTAATAATATATATGGTTCTAGACTATTATCTGGTGATGAAATTTATATTGCTTATTTAGAAGCTAATGGTCCAGAAGCTAAATTGGCGCCTGGAGAATTAAGTGAATCATCTACTAAACGATATACCACTTATGGTATAGTTGGTATGGATGATGCATTATTTCAAGAAATATTTCTAGATTATACGCAATATTTATCTCAAACTGAAATGCAAGATATATATTTTGAGAATATATTAGAATCATCTGATGCTGTATTAGAGGAATCTGTAGAAGAAATAAAAAATAATGCACCATTACTTTATAAAACTGGCGGCACATTAAAGAATATTTATGATTATGAGAATTATGTTAAAATGGCATATTCTAGTAATATAATATCAGTAAAGGCAATGAATAATTTTGAGTATGTATCTTCGTTATATGGTTGGTTATATAATTTAGAGAATAAGTTTAATGTGAAGTTGATAACACCAACTATATTTAATAGGTATGAATATAGATTTGCTGATGCTTGTGATTTTAATAATATATATATATTTGTTAAGAGCAGGAATGATGTAGATATTAGTTTCCAAGAAATAGAGAATAAATTAAATGATGTTAAATTATTGACTTCTGAAGTTGTAATATTATCTCCTATATTTAAATATTTTGTTATTTGTGCATATAATAATAATTATGATATAAAGAATTTTGATTCTGATTATGAGAATTATATTGAGGTATTAATAGATAGAAATATATTAGTATTACCAGAGACTATTAAAGCTAAAGTGATAAGTACTATTAGTAATTTCTTTAATGAAACTAATTTTAGTATTGGATGTACTGTTAATATATCTGAGCTTGAAAATCAGTTGATGAGTATAGATGGAGTAAAGAGAATTAGAACAATATTTCAAGACAAGAATGATGTAAGTAAAAATGTAATAATAAATGGACTGTCTTTTGGTGCATTTAGTAAATCTATTGTTGATGGATTAGATTTTGATTATGTTAGGTCTGATTATTTATTAGAAAAGTTTCAATTTCCTAAATATCTAGAAGATTTTGAAATATTATCTAAACGGATTAAAATAATAACTGATGTTCCTATCTTAACTACAACTACAATTGAATTTTAATTATTAATAATTTAATATGAGCTTCGATATACAAAAAATAACTAAAATTAAAAAAGATAATATATTAGATTACATTGTTAAATCACTGATTAAAAATGAGTTAGTAGATGATTATTTTAAATATAAAGATAATCCAGATAATTGTTATTATAAAGATTTCTGGCAATTTCTAGATATTACTTCATCAGACATTGTCAATAAGTTATATGAACGAGTAGATAATTTTATTAATAATATCAAAGATATAGATTATGCTGAAGTAGATTCTATAGTCAATTTAGCTAAACAATTTAATATAGAAAATAATTTAATAAACTTCATAGAGAAAACCAACTTCCCATTAGAAATTCTAGAATTAATAAATATATTTTCTATAAATAAAAGCTTATTACTAAAATCAGATACAATTCTAACAAATGAAACATTATCTGGATTATATTATAATTATTTTTATAATACTACATCTGCATTTATAAATGGACTATCTGCAATATCACCTTTTGTTTCTGGATTTACTTCTGGATTTGTAGATACTTATATTCCATCAATACAACATATTAACGTAGCAATACCAAAAGAAGAATATATACAATTAATTGAATTATCAGGAAATGTTAATAATGCCGCATATATATCTAACAATATATATGTTTCTAATAAAGAATACTATGATTTTGTTGAATATGTATTTAAAGAAGTATTAAATAAATTTATTTATCTTAAATATAGAACTGAAGAACTAAATATACCAACTGGACTTACTGGCTATATATTTGAGTATATATATCCAGAAATTTTACCTACAATCAATATTGATGCACAATTATCACAAGAAGAACAAGAAATAATTGACTTACTCATCAAAAATAATATCACATATACTTTCGATTACAAAACTATAGCTGATAAAATAGAATTAGGTATAGATTTGTTAGAAAATTATACATTATTAGAGCAACAAATCTTGAATTTGGAATTAGCTAAAAGAAATAAATTAATTACTAAAGATAGTTATGCATTGAATAAAAACAAAAGATTACGTGAAGTTAAAGTAAAAGAATATTTCGGATTTGTATATAATTTTGGAATAATTGATTATAATGATTTCTTCCTTAAATATTCAGATTATCTAGATAAAAATAAATTTGAATATATTAGAAATAGTAATCAAGATTTTATTAGTATTATCAATGACAATGAAGTTATTATCAATAATAATTATATAGGTAATACTGCAAAGTTTCTAAAAAATCTATGTATAGATATTAGCAAATTCAGAGAATATTTTAAAAACTTTCTCAAAAAAGAATTATTGAGTTTATCTAATAAAGGAATAAAAGTATTAGTTAAAGAATTATTTGATAATTACATATTTGATTTATCAGGTAAATATTATAGTAATATGAATTTGCATCCAGAATTAAGTGGATTATTTAATATACCTAAACATTCAAAATTTTCAATTGATATTATAGAATATTATGATGCTAATGAATATTTAAATATCAAATCAGATTATATAGATTATGAAAATGATAAACGATTTGATTTAGATATATATAAATTAAGAGAAAAGTATTTCAATCCAGAAGAAAATAACTATTTATTTACTGATTCAGATATATCTGGATTTTATTATAATCAATTAAATCTACCTATATCAGCTAATATACCAACATTATCTGCATTTCAAGAAACTATATTTAACTCATCACATTTAAGCGCATTTATTACATCTAAAGCCAACAGTATACAATATTATAACAAACATTATCTGCCAATAATTAATATATTTAGTTTAGATATATCTGATAAAATAATAACAGGTGAACCCAGTGGAATATTTAAAAATAATTATACACCATATATTATTAATAATATATTGGTTAATGATGATTGTTGGTATATACCACCATCAGGAAAATTATTTGGTAGTCTTATCAATTCTAACCAAAAATTTACTAATTATATAACAAATTCAGGCGAAGCTTCAGGATATTATATAGATGCAACACAACAAAATATACCAATTATTACTAGTAACAGTGCTATAGAATATGGGAATATCAAAAAATCTATAAATTATAAAGGTAATATATATGATATATCAGGAATTGTAGATAATCTTTTAATATATAAATATAATACAACTGAAGATAATATATATAATATTTCTGGTTCATTTGATGGAGAATTATTATTATCTGGTGATTTAATAGATTTTTATTATGATATTGTATTATCTGGTATTGAGAATTTTCAGAAGAAAAAAGTAGAATTATATAATAGATTTTTACATTATAAGTTACCAATAATAGATATAAATTTAGCATTAAATTCAGAAGAAAGAGATTATAATAACTTTTTAACAGAAGAAGAAAAAAGCCAATTATTTACAGTTACATCTGGTTTCTCTGTTAAAAGTATTAATAATACATACGTTTCTGGATTTCCTATTCATTTTGATTTCTATAGTACATATAACACAAATTATTCTGATTTATATACTGACAATAATATTGATATATATAAAAGATATATCAATGCCGGGGGTTTTGGAATAAATAATCCATATAACTACAAAAATAATATTCATCCAACTATTGCAATACTACCAAATCTCAAACGATTTATAGAAAAAATAGTCGACGATATAACTACAGTATTTAATGATATATTAATTTATGCTTTTGATTATATTATAAATGATTATAATAAATTAGATAGAATGCTAAATAATTACGGCTCGTTTATCAATTCTTGGATGAAAGATAATATTGATTATACATTCTATCAGACATTCTATGAATATAACATGAATTTAGATAAATATGATAATGAGAATAAATATATAGATTTTAACGGGCCTTGGAATATTGATGCATTAAATAGTTATTTAACAGATACAGATAATTATATAACCAAATTAGAAAATAATACTAATAAATATTATCAATATCTTAAAGATTTTAAATCTGCAGATGCCAAATTCAATGCTAATATATTAAAATTATTAAAATTAGTAGATGATGATACTAATTATAATGGATTTGGTTTAGATACGATTAAACAGTTAATAGATAAACATATATATAGTTTTGGATTAGATTCATATAGAAATGAATGGTTTTTATATAAAAATAAGAATATATTTGAATATCCAGGTAGATTATTTGTTAGGATGAGGTCTTATCCACTAGCATTACCAGCAGAATTATTTATAAATAATATTGACCATAATAGTTTCAAGAATATCAAATATATATTAGATTTCAAAATATATGGCAATACATTGATTTTAATTACTGATAATCCAATATCACCAAAGATATTATTTTGTAAAATTGCAATGACACGAGCTGATTTTAAATCACCTAAAAGAATTTCTCTATATGTAGAACCAATTCATGGACTAGAATATTTTGATTATAGTCAAATTGAAAGATTGTATATAGGTTGTTATATATATGATAATAAATTATTTTTAGTGGATGCCGAAGCTGATAAATATAATAATACATTACCAGTAAATCCAAATAATCCAAATGAATATCTATTAAAAATTAATAACAGATACTATGATTTAGTTGATGGAACTATATCGAACGAAATATCTAATATAACAATTCCAGTTAAATTCAATTTAGCTTATGGTGATTTGTTTAAAACATATTATATCTTAGCCGATTCTGACAATGTTGGAGATACTGTATATTATCAATTAGCTGATGATTCTGAATTTAAATATTACTTACTGAATATCAAAGGTTTATCAGAAAATATATTAGAATCAGCTTCTCTTATTAAATTATCCAAAACTAAAGGTTATTTAAGTCTATCTTATACTTGCGATATGAAGTTTAATAGATTTTATAATTATTTTAATGTTTCTGGTGATTATTTTAATTTATATCATGATAAAAAAGAATTATCAAAAACAATGCAACCAATACAAATGCCTGTAGATGGATTAACTATAATCAGATTATATGATGATGAAGATAGTGGAGTATTATCTTTAGATAGTGTGTATTATTGTCGCCCATTATCTAATCTTAAACATTTGCCTATATTAAGCAGACCAGAATTTGATTATGATAATAGAATAGCTGATGATATTGATACTATTAAAGATAAATTAACTAATGGTATATATATTCAATATTTTGCTTCTAATTATCCAAAAGAATTTGATATAATACCATTTGGATTAGTCAAAATTGATGATGTTATTTATAGGATTTATATTGATTTTAA